CTAGTACTTTCAGGCTCACCAGATACAGTAGAAGCTAGCTTTCCAGGATTTTATATTACAAGCGTATCTTATAATGCAGAATCAATAACACTAGCACTAAATATGATTAGTTTAAACACCGAACCTTTTCCTAGTTTTAACTTTACGCCATCTTATTTTCCAGGATTATTTTAATGAAATATGATAAGTATATTGGGCTACCTTATTTAACTAATGGCAGAACAGAAGCTGGTGTAGACTGCTGGGGATTAGTGCGTTTATTTTATCGTGATGAATTAAATATAGATTTACCTAGTTATACTGACAATTATAATGGTGCTGATGATCCTGCTATCATGGAACTAATGTCAGAGTATAAGGATATAAATTGGAAAAAACAAACTGTTCCTGAAATTGGAGATGTTTGCGTTTTTAATATATATGGTGAGCCTTGTCACGTAGGCGTGTACATTGGTAACTCAAAGTTTATGCATTCACGAGAAGGTCGTGACGTAGTAATTGAGTCACTAGATAGCCCAAAGTGGTCTAAACGCCTAGAAGGTTGCTATAAACCTGATACAGCAAAACAAATTCAAGTAGTGGGTGCGCCACACCCGCTAAGAACGTCAGTATACCAAGACTGGACAGTAGCTGGTACAACTGTACGTGATTTTGTTAACTTTACTAAAGAAAAATATAAGGTAAGTGATCGACTATCAAGCCAATTGTTAGTGGTAGTTGATGGTAAGAAGATTCCAGTTGAAGAATGGGATACAACTGTTCTACAGCAAGGCCAAACTATTGCTTATCGTAGTGTACCAGAAGGCAAAGATGCATTTCGTATGATACTAATGATTGCATTAGTTGTTATAGCCCAAGAGTATGGGTATATGATAGGCGAAGCAATGGGGCTTACTACAACTGTAGCTACTGATACTGCATATGGTACTACTTTTGTTACTACCGCAAGCACAGCAGGTAAAATTGTTGGTACAATGGCAATTAACATGGCGGGTATGGCACTAATTAATGCTATATTTCCAATTAGAAATAGCATGGGAGAAAATCCTGGTAGTGCTAGATCTTTAAATCTATTTACTGGTGCATCAAATCAAGCAAATAAATTTGGTGCTATTCCTGTTGTTCTTGGGCAAGTACGTGTAACTGGATTACTTGGTGCAGTTCCTTATGTTCAAACAACACCAGACAGCTCAATGCTTAGTTTATTGATTGTATGGGGTTTTGGGCCACTACAAATTGATGATGCTAGTATATGTGTGGGTTTAACACCATTATCAAATTTTTATCCAGATAATTATCCAAGTTCTGCTCCTAGATGGAAAACAGTAACAGGAATACCCAACGAAGATGAATCAGAAATTGCCAGAATATATCCACAAAATATTCAACAATTTATAAAAAATGTCGAGTTAAAAAACAATGATGTTGATGGTACTAGTAATTGGTCTACAACAGTTATTACTAAAAAAGTAGAATCAATAGAAGTAGGTTTAACTTTTCCAGAGGGCATGAGAACTGTGGGTCTTACAGGTGGTAATGCAGGTAAAATTAGCGAAGCCGTAGCTGGAATAGAAATTCAAGTAGCTAAATATAATATAGCTACTGGTGTAATAGGAACTTGGAATGCACCGAGTCCATACTCTATAGGTTACTGGGGCGGAGTCTCCGAAACTGTAGCAAAAGAAATAATATTAGATTGTAATCGAGGATATACTGACCAATATGGCGACCAAGTAAACTTATATCAATATACAGTACTTACTATGCTAGCTGGTGGAGGTATTGGACAATATACTGGGGCTGCCACAGATACTCAATATGCCGATCCAAGCGCATATCTGTTATCCAAATATAGAAATGGATCTTTTCCTAGTTTAGCAGGCACTGATGATAATTCTTATACTAGACTACCAAGCATACCAAACAGTGATATTAAATTATATACAATATGTACATATTTAGGTAGTATACTTACTACAGTATCAGAATTAACGCTTGATCATGTTGGTTTAGTACTTACAACCACGCCTATCCTTGATACAGAAAATGATAACAATGCTACTGGTAAGGTAAAACTCAGTATAAGTGGTGGAAAAGTAAATACTACAGCAGGTACTACGCTAGCACCTGGAGTTGAACAAACAATATTTACATCATTGCAATTTTCAGGAACTTCACGTCTTTCATACTCTAGTAATTGGCCAGACTTTCTTAAAACTTATGGAGTATGGAAAGCAGGCTCTGAATCAATACAAAATACTCCTGTTAATCTTACTCAAACAGTTTATTTTCCCTATAGTGGTTATTATTATTTTCGGGGTTGTATTGATGATAACGGCTCATTAAATTTAGATGGAGCTTTATTGATACAAATGCCAGGGTGGCAAGATGAAGTAACTGCGTTAGCTTATGTAGAAAAAGGTAATCATACACTACAATTAATAGCTACTAATTTAGGTAAAGGTTATGCTGCTGCTTGCAAAATTACTTATCAAGCTAATGCAGGATTAAATACACAAGATTCAGATAGTACTGGTGTAAATTTAATATTTGGCTCTAGTGGGTTCTATAGCAAACGCAGAGATGCATTTAATTTTAACTATAGAATAAATAGATTACCAAATGACTACTATGCTATAAGAGTCCGCCGTACTACTAATGATATTGCTGAAGAAACACCGGATTATCATAGATATTTTAAAACCGTATTATTTGATATAACCGGTTATTCTAGTAAAAATGATAGCGGAGTGTATATAACACCAGTTATTAATCCACCTAACTGTTATTTAGCTAAAACTGCTATTAGAGTTCAAAGCACTAATAAAGTAAATGGAAATGTAGATGGCATTAATGCTATGGTACAAACTAAAGCTCCTATATGGATTAATGCAACACAAACTTGGAGTTTTAGCTTACTACAAGCAACCAGTAATCCTGCTAGTTTATTTATATATGTATTGTTGCATCCTGCTAATGCTTATAAAATACAAGACCTAAGGCCTAACCATAGTGGTAACATTTATTCAGATTCTTTAGATTTAGCTACTTTGGGTAGTTGGTATAATTTTTGTAATAATCCAGAGGTTGCACTTGGTAGACCTGATACTGGATTAACATTTACTTATAATGATATAATTACAAGCACTAGAAGTGTTATGGAAGTATTACGTGATATAGCGGCAGCAGGCATGGCTAGTCCTGCTTTTATAGACGGTAAATGGACAGTAATTATTGATCGTCCTAGAACTTATGCATCGCAATATTTTACTACACACAATAGTTATGGATTTGAATCTAACAAACTATTACCAAAAATACCAGATGGTTTTAGAGTATCTTTTCCTGATGAAAGCAGAGCTTTTCAAACAAATGAAGTAATCATATATAATTATGGTAAAAATCAAGATAATGCAAAAATATTTGAATCTATTAGTTTACCAGGTATTACAAACAAAGCACAGGTTGAATTTTTTGCAAAATGGCATTTAGCTCAACTACAATTACGCCCTGAAGTTTATACTTTAAACACTGATTTTGAGTATTTAGTATGTACTCGCGGTGACTTAGTTAAAGTTACTCACGATGTGCCAAAATGGGGTACAAGTAGTGGACGTATTAAAAGTATAGTAAGTACTACGGTATTAAATTTAAGTGAAAGTGTATACCTAGAGGCAGGTAAAATATATACTATATTAATACGTACTAATATTGTTAATAGCAGTACAAAAGTACTACAAAGTGTTACTAGAAATACAACAACCATTGCAACTTCTGATAATTATAGTCAAATTACATTAAGTAGTCCACTTTTAACAACTGATATTGTAGAAGTTGATAATTTATATATGCTAGGTGAAGTAGGGCACGAAACACAACAATTAATTGTTGTAGGTATTGAACCTACCTCTAATATGTCTGCTAAAATAACACTGGTAGATTATTCTCCATATATTTATACAGCAGATGCAACTAGTGAATTACTAGTATTTGATGCTAATATTACTGGTGAAACTATTCCAATTATAAAAAATAGTATTACAGGTGTACCAACAATTACTGGTACTAGTAGCGATGCTCCGCGCAGCGAAGAAATATCAACAGGTATTTATCAAAACGTATTGCTAGTTTCTTATACACATCCAGCAGATTTAAGTACAAATGCTGAAAAGATTGAAATACAAGTAGTACGTTCAGACACAGAGTTTGTAGACACTTCACTAGAAGGTATAACTACGGTTAATAAAGAAACTTCTAGTGCAACTATTACTGGTTTAGTAACTGGTGGACTATATAAGATTCGTGCAAGATATACTAATGCTGCGCGTACTATTATTGGACCGTGGTCTCCAAAATTTTATGCTCTAAATGTTGGTAATGATACTAATCGTACTATAGTAGCTTCTATAGATATTAAACTAGATGATACTTCCCTTGTTGCATCAGTACCTTCTAGTACTACTAAACCCACTAACTTTAAAACATATGAATATAGGTTTTATAAAGACACAGGCGTAGAAGATTTTTGGGAATTGGAACCAAACTCTACTAATGGAATTATAGTAATACAAAGTATGGCAGAAGCTAGACTTAGTTTATTAGATATCCCACAACCACGTATGTCTACTACAGGTATAACCTATAGAGTAGCTTGCAGAGTTTTAGATAATAACAATAATTATAGTGACTCAAGTGCCTTAGGTACTTATGTATTAACCACTATACAATAAGGAAAAAATATGTCGTCTACTTATCAATTAAATCGAGGAATTAAGTCCTTGAATTTAACATTAAGTACTCCGACCGACGCTATAACAGGAAAGGTCAGAAATGACCTTTCTGGCGTTAAGGTTTGGTACTCTACAACTCCAAACTTTAATCCTGCTAATAGTGAAGGTACGTTAACTTTTAGTGGATTAAGTTTAGATATAGTTATATCTAACTTATCGTCTAATACTATATATTATGTTAGATATGCATTTGTTTCCGCTATTGATCCAACAGTAATCACAATATCAAATGAAATAGCACAAACTACCTATGACGAAAATATAAGTTTTTATGGCGAATTAACTAAACCTAGTGCTATTATACAAACAAACAGTGATGGTACCGGCGGCGACTATTCAGTTGCAGGAGGCAATTTTAGAGTATTTAATTATAGTGAAAATGTAACAACTAATCGTGGTGTAGAATACAATATAGTTGCCGACTCTATTGTAGGAGGGCTAGATGCTAGCATTGTTTCAAATACTGGTGTATATAGAGTAAATTCGTTAACTGCTAATTATGGATCAGTTATGTTTTCTGCCAAATATGGCACCATAACAATCTTTTCTACACTAGTAGTAACCAAAGCACGAGCTGGCGTAGACGGAACTAATGCAAAATTACTTAAAATTATTGCAGATGGTAATGCTTTTGTATTCAGGGATAGTTCAGCAACAGTTGCAGATTCTACTCAAGTAACTATAGCTGCTAAACTCCAAAATTTAACTGCTACTGTTCTGTTTACAGCTGTGGCTTACGATGCAAATAGAGCCACAATAGGAGCCGTTAGTTTTACTAGTGATACTGCTAACAATGCTATTACTATATCAAATACTCAATTTAACCCTACTGGGTATAATAACACTGTAGCTTATGTAGTAGTTACTGCTAGTTATAGTCTATTATCTGATATTATTACTTTGTATCGTATTAATAATGGCTCAGAGCAAATTATTGTAGAACTTAGTAATGAATCTCATACTATTCCAGCTAACTATGACGGCTCAACTGAAGCAGCTGGATATATAGGTAGTGGCACTACTATTAAAGTAAAAGAAGGTAATAAGTATCTACCAATAGATAATACTTATCCTTATGAGAATGGTACTTGGACAGTTACTAATACTAACGGTGTTAATATTACTCCGGATACTACTCCTGGAGTTTATAGTAACTATATTGACTATGATACACATAGCAATATGACTCAAAATAGTGCTTATATTGATTATACAGTAGCTGGTAAAACATCTACAGGTTCAGCTTTTAGTATTCCTCGTCGCCAAAGCTTTGCAAAAAGTGTAGGAGGCATACCAGGATTTAGTGCTAGCATAGTTAATTTAACTACTACTGAATTAGTATTTATAAAATTCAAAAATGGTACTTATAGTTCTAATTCGGTAACTATATATACTGACTTACAAAATATTACAAATCCAGTATATGCCTGGACAGTTAATGGAGTTGCACAAGCAGGCGCTACAGCACAACAATTTGTATTTAACAGACCCTCAACTGTAGGAGTTTATACAATTGGAGTCACGGTTACTTCAAGCACGGATACTAGGGTAAATGCCAAAGATGTAATGTCAATTGCGTTTATTGAAGAAGGTTCAGATGCTTATACATTCCTTTTTAAAGATCCAAATATTGTACTAAGTGCAAATAGTCTTGGTGTTGTAGAAAATGGCATTACTACTATTACTAATCATATTATTGGTGCTAAAGGTATAGCATTACTTGTACCCGGTACTTTTGGAGCAGCCGGCACAGATATTACTTATTCGGTTCTTAGTTATGAGGGTTGTTTTGCTAATATGACTACTATTGTAGGTACATGGGCTCATCAATTTAATATTAGTGGAGATATATTTGGTGATGCCAGCGTTACCAATGCCAAAGTAGTTATTCAATGTAAAACGCCTAGTGGAGCAATTTTCTTACAAACATGCTATATTGCAAAAGTTAAAGCAGGTGCTACAGGTGCCGCTGGTGCAGATTCCGTAATTGCTGATTTAATTAGTGAAGCAGATGTAGTTACTGCTCTTTCAGACGGTACAGGATATACATTACCCACAGGTAATGCACTAAGATTATATAAGGGAGGTATGCTTGTACCAGAAGGTAATGTATCTTATGGTGGCACAGCAACTAAAAATGGTTTAACCCTAACTGTTAGTAATACCACAGGTACAAAGGGTGCTATTACACTAACAGGCACAAACTGGACTAGTAATCAAGAAATATTTAACGTAACAGCTACAACTAATGATCTTACATATAGTGCCGACTATACAATTGCTAAATCTAAAGCAGGCAATGACGCTGTATTTGTTGACCTGTTAAGTGAAGCAGAATTAGTTTCTAGTCTTACAGATGGTACAGGGTATACATTACCAACTGGTAACAGTATGCGCTTATTTAAAGGCGGTAATCAAGTAACTACAGGAGTTGCCTATAAAGTTACTAGTACTAATACTAACACTGCAACTCAAAATGGTTTAACTTTAACTATTGATATTAATACAGGTGCTATTACACTAACCGGTACGGCCTGGACTAGTAATCAAGAAAGTTTTACACTAACTGCTACATATGGTGGTATACCATATACTTATAAGTATAAAATTGCTAAATCTAGAGCAGGCAGTGCAGGTGTTCCAGGTTCAACAGCTACACTAGCTTTTTTAACTACCACAGAATTAGTATTTATTAAAAGAAAAGACGGTACATATAGTAGTGATTATGTAACACTAACTACTTTTACACAAAATATACCTGATCCTATATTTACTTGGACTGCACCTGATGGCACAGTAACTGTTAAAAACAGTACTATTATTGGTGTTACAGCTGCACAACAATTTGTATTTAACAGACCTGCAACTTTAGGAAGTTATTTAATCCGAGTAAAAGTTACTTCTGCATCTAGTCCTAGCCTAAACGAAGCTCAAGATGCTATGTCGATTATTTTTCTTGAGGAAGGTTCGGATGCTTATAACTTTGCGTTTAAAGATCCTTATGTATTTTTAAGTGCTAATAGTTCTGGGGTACTTGAAGGTGGTGTAACAAACAATGTTAACCACATTATTGGTGCTAAAGGTATGGCACTACTAACTCCTGGTACCTATGGAGCAGCGGGTGTAGATATTACATATAGTGTTGTAACTAGTGCAACTGATCCAACTGAAACTAACGTTACAACAAATTGTACTGCAGAAATGGGTTCAATTGTAGGCACGTGGAATCAGCAATTTACAGTTTCAGGGGCATTTTTTACTAATCCAAGTATTAGAATTGCCAAAGTAGTTATTAAAGCTCGAGTAGCAGGAAGTAGTACCTACTTTTTATATACTACTTACTATACTAAACAAATTGCTGGTGACACAGGTACAAATGCTTATATTACCCAACTACTACAAGATAATGTTATAGTTAATACAAACTCTGCTGGAACTGTGTATACTCTTCCAACTAACAACAAAATGTCTGTGGTTAGTGGAGCTACAGAAGTTACATCAGGGGTTACTTATGGTGTAACTGGTGGAACTGTTGCAGGTACTTCAACTAGTTTAACTAAAAACGGCTTAACTCTAGCTATTAGTAATGATACAAATACAAAAGGTGCTATTACACTAACTGGAGCTAATTGGACTAGTAACACAGAAACTTTCCCACTAACTGCTACACTTGGAACTAGTACATTTAATAAGGCACTTTCAGTTACTAAAGCTAAAGATGGTGCTACAGGCGGATCAGGAACTAATGCTAGATCAGTAGATTTAACTACTGTATCGCAAGTTTTTGCTTATAATGTTGCGGGCACAACTCCTAGTCCTACAAGCACTGTAATAACTGCCACAGGTCAAAATACTACTAGCACAGTATACTACGAGTTTTTAGTAGGTACTACAAGCGTACAAAATACCACAGCTAGTACTTATACGTATACTCCTACTGCGGCATTTACATCAATGCCACAAGTTATTACAGTTAAGTTACGAGAAGGTACTAATACTAGCACAGTATTAGCAACTGATGTTATGTCTATGATAGGTGTTAAACCAGGTGCTAATGGTACTAATGCAATTAGCGGATATTTAACTCGTGATTCCTCTGTTGTAGCTACCACAAGTACTGGAACTGGTGGCGTTTTCTCAAACTCAGGTGGTACTTTTAAAGTATTTGACGGTACTACAGATGTTACTGGTGCTGGAAATGTTGCCTATACTGTTGTTGGCACTCCCAGTAATGTTAGTGTGACTATATCATCCTCAGGTGCTTATTCAATTACAGCTATGCCTGATGCTGCAGATACTGGAACAGCAACATTTAGTGCTGTATATAGTGGAGTTAGTCCTTCTGTAACTATTCTTAAAACTTATACAATTACTAAGTCTAAAGCAGGTGCTAATGGTACTAATGGTAGTAGTGGTGTAGGGCCTTGGAGTCCAGTTATGACTGGTGGAGTTGTTCAAGATTCCACAGATTCAAGTAGGTTTTACAAAGCTTCAGGTACCGCAGATTGGAATGCTCAAGTATACTCTGCACAGTCATTTACTGGTGGAGCTTATGTATCTTGGAACCTTAGTAATATTTCTAGTGCTATAATGGTTGGGTTAAATTCAGATCCTGCTACAGATGCAAGTTATGCTTCATTAGATTTTGCTTGGTATGGTTATTATGGGAATTTATATATTTATGAAAGTGGAGTTTATAAAGGTAATTTTGGTACTTATACCACTAATACTGTACTTACAGTACAATATAATGGTAGTTCTGTAAAATACTATAAAGATGGAGTAGTATTATATACCGCCTATTCTGTTGGTACTAATAGGACTTTTTATTTAGATTCTAGTTTCTTGGCAACGGGAGATCGAACTACTGGTATAAATAGCTTGGTATTTGGAACCACCGGAGCCACAGCGCCTAAATCTACTACTGGGTATGTTTATTACTCTTACTCTCAAGCTACTAATCCAGGTACTCCGTATGCCTCAACATTCTATTTTACTAATGGTTTGTTTAGTGGAGATTTATCTTCTGGTTGGAGTGTTAATGCTCCTGCAGTTACTGTAGGCAGTAGCGGTTCATCTACATACTGGGCTTCTAGATATGTTGTAACTGAAAGTGAAACTGGTAGTGAAACTGGGTTCCCTACTTTTAGTTACCCTACAACTTCACAAAGCTTTACTGGTCTGGTAACTTTTAGTAATGTAATAGGTGCTATTAATGGTACTAGTAATACAACTACTATTGATGGTGGTAGAATTACCACAGGTAGTATAAGTGTTGGTCAGATTTCAAATAGTACTAGTTCAACTACATCTCTGGATGGGCTTGGTACTAATACATTTGGTATTGGACAAGGTAGTACATTAGATGGTATAGCTACTGTTGGGTTCTTTAAAACAACAAGCCCAGGTACAGCGGCTTTAGGTGTTGAAGGCATTAATAACGTAGCTCTTGGTGTTAGTAGTACTAGCACTAATAATGCTGCAATCATTTTTGGTAATAAATATTATGGCGTTCATAATCCAAGTACAGGATCTATAGGTGGATATAATTGGGCAGCATATTTTCAGTTTAGATGGAACGGACCAGCCTCATGCGGTATTGATGACGGGAACACCAGAGTATCTGCTAAATTTGCTTATGGAAATTTTAACGGCGGAACACAAACAGCTGCTAGATTTTATAATGCAAATGGTACGTGGGCTGAAATATGTAATGACAGTTATGCTTTACAGGTAAACGGAGCTTCTACTATGGGAGCTTTAGCAGTAAGTAGTTTAAGTGTTAATGGTGTAGCAATTACTACTAATGGTGGTAGTGGTGGTTATGGGGCCGGTTCCACGCCTAGTTTTTATATGATGTATGTTGACCTTGATATTACTGCTGGTAGAAATGTTGGTATTAATGGTACTTATTATTCTAGTGGTGCTATAAATTTTGTTGGTACTGGAAACGGTCTAACTAATGGTATAAACTATGGTGGTGTTGGATTTTGGACCGATGGTAATATGTATTCTGCAGGTACATATATTGGAAGTTCTAGACGACTTAAAGAAAATATTCTTCCAATTGATGTTGGTTTGAATTTTATACTATCACTAGAGCCTGTAAAATTTCAGTTAATATCCGACAAACAACAAAAAGTAGGTTTTATCGCCGAAGATTTTCCAGACTCTAGATTTGTTCATAAAGGGCCTATAGACCCAGCAGATTTATCAAAAGGTACTCAAATTACTGGAATTGACTACACATCAATGGTTGCACCACTTGTAAAAGCAGTGCAAGAACTAAACGCAAAAATACTAGAACTAACATCCGAAATCGAAATACTAAAAGCAAAATAAACGTAAAATACCTTGCGCTAGAAATAGGGCAGGGTATTTTTTTGCATTGACAAATCGTGGTCCCTATGTTATAATAGTACAAATTATTTATGAGTATACGGTTTTCTATGACACCTTATGGGAAGCAGTTAAAAACCTAAGCTATAGAAATCATAGAGGTATAGTGGCCTAGCTACTATAACAATAATAAGTAAAGGTGTTTAATAATGGAATCTGAACCGGACAGTTTAATTCAAGTATTAGGTATGGTAGCTTTAGCAGTCGTCACCACTTTTATTGGTGTAAAGAAACTGCTAAAGGGTTGGCAGAGTGACAGTGCAGAAACCTCTATCATTAAACTAATGCACACAGAGCTAGAAAGACTTAGTAAACAGAATACTGAACTAAGCATAGAGTTAGGAAGATTGCACACAGAAGTAATTGCATTGAATAAGCAACTACAGCAATTAACTCTTGAAAATCAATTACTGCAAAATGAAGTTATTACTCTTACTAGAGAGGTATCAAGACTTCAAACAGTGCTACATAAAGGAGACCTAGATGGCAGCACCAACTAAACTAAATTTAAAGATTTATCAAGGTAGCACGTTCAGACAAGTATTGCGTTGGGAATCATCTACAAAAGTATATGTACCAATTACAGGTATTAGTAAAAGTGCTCCAATGGTAGTAACCGCGCCAGCACACGGGATCCCCGTAGGTTGGCGTGCAAAAGTTACCAGTGCGGGTGGAATGAAAGAAGTTAATGCACTAGATTATAACATAGTTACCAGTACAGCAACAAATACTGTAACTTTTAATCAAGTAAACGCTTTGGGATTTACAACCTATACAACTGGTGGAGTATTAGAATACAATCAACCTACACCTATTAGTAATTTAACTGCTCGTATGCAAATACGTGAAAAAGTTACTTCTACTAGTTTTATTCATGAAATGACTTCACAAAATGGTGGAGTTATATTTGATAATACTAATAAAACTATTACACTATTAATAAGCAGCACCGCTACAACCGCTTTTAATTTTACTAGCGCAGTATACTTACTAGAGTTTCAAGATACAAGTTCCGGAGATACAATACCTTTTGCAACAGGTTCAGTTACCTTACAACGTGAGGTTACACGATAATGGAAATCCTTGTAGTAACGGAAGAATCAGGCGTACTGGCTAATCCAGAAACTACTTTAGAAACAGTAGTAGTTAGTAGTACGGAAGTAGCTGTAGTAACTAATGAAGTTTCTGCAATAATAATGACAGGTATGATTGGCCCACCAGGACCAACAGGCCTAACTGGTCCACAAGGTCCGCAAGGTATCCAAGGTATCCAAGGTATACAGGGTCCAATTGGTAACACAGGCCCAACAGGCCCAATTGGACCAATCGGGCTTCCAGGTCTAAATAACGTCGTTAAATTAAGCGACATGACTGACCTAGATAAAACAGGCTTAGTAGATGGTGCGCTTTTAATCTATAGAGCTTCTGACGCTAAATGGAAAGCCACGGATACGATACAAACTGGGTCAGTAAGTATTGATGCTGGTGAATTTTAATGGAGAAATAAATGGCTTCAGTAGTAAGAATTAAAAGATCAAGTGTAAGTGGTAATCCATCTATACTTGCAGCAGGCGAATTAGCCTACTCAGCACTAACCGATACAGGATCTAATGGCGGCGATCGGTTATACATTGGTATAGGAACCGAAACACAAGGAAATGCAGCAAACCATATTATAATTGGTGGTAAGTATTTTACTGATATGGTTTCCGCAGCCACGAATACTAATGTTAATAGTACGTTAGTAAAACGCGATGCCTCAGGTAATTTTTCAGCAAGTAATATTACTGCTACTTTACTTGGTAATGCTAGCACGTCTAGTAAGTGGTTTACTCCACGTGATTTAAGTTTAACCGGAGACGCTACTGCTACGTTACAGAGTGTAGATGGGGAAAATAATAAAAGTGCTGCACTAACACTAGCAACTGTTAATACTACTACAGGTGTTTTTGGTTCTAGTACCGCAATACCTATTATTACAGTTAATGCTAAAGGTTTGATTACTAACGTAAGTACAGTAGTAACTTCTTCTAGTCTAAATATTGCTGGTAATACTGGTGCAGACGTAGTATCTATTGGTATAGATACACTACAATTTACAGGCAGTAGTGGTGTTACTACTGCAGTTAGTGATAATAATGTAAGTATTTCTATAGGTCAACCTGTTGGAACTAGTAGTAATGTAACCTTTAATGATGTTACTGTAAACGGAATATTATACTCTAACGATATTAGTTCTACTAATATCAGTGTTGATGGTAATGCTACTATTACAGGTAACTTAACTGTTCAAGGTACAACAACTACTGTTAATTCTACAACAGTATCAATTGCAGATAAAAATATAGTTTTATCTAAAGACTCAGTTACTGCCGATACTGCCGATGGTGCAGGTCTTACGATTAATGGAGCTAATGCAACTTTTACTTATTCTTATGCTACTGATCGTTGGAATTTAAACAAAGATCTAACAGTAGGTACTATTTATGGTAATCTAGTTGGCAGTGTAACCTCTGCGTCTATTTGGACTACTGCTCGTAATTTAAGTTTAACTGGCGATGCTACAGCCTCTTTGTTAAGTGTAAATGGTTCTGCTAACGTGTCAGCAGCATTAACATTGGCTACTGTAAATACAACAGTTGGAACTTTTGGCAGTAGTACATATGTTCCTAATATCACAGTTAATGAAAAAGGCCTAGTAACTTTAGTAAGTACTACTGCTATACCTACTGCTAGTGCAACGGTTCAAGGTTTAGCTCAATTTAGCACTAATGATTTTGTAGTTACATCTGGCGTAGTTACACTAGCTCCAATTGACGGTGGCACATTTTAATTAATAGCCTTTTTAGGTTAGTAGACTTCCTTGTTAGGATATATAATGAGTAATAATAGTATTATTTTAAAGAAAAGTTCTGTACCAGATAGAATTCCTACTACTACTGATCTGCAGTATGGTGAGTTAGCAGTCAATTATGCAGACGGTAAGTTGTATTATAGAACTTCAAATAATACTATTAGTTATATCGGATCTAATTCTTTAGTAAAAAGTAATAATCTTTCTGACATTACTAATCCTGGCACTGCTAGAACTAATTTAGGTTTTGGTAGTACAAATATTGGTTTTGGTGGATATAAGTTAACTAGTGTAGCAGATCCTACTTCTGCTCAAGATGGGGCAACCAAAGCATATGTTGATAGCGCTATAGTTATTAGTCAGAACTCAGGTGCATATACTAGATTTTTATATACTACTAGCGCAGGTCAGTCACAATTTACAGCAGCACATACTCCAGGTAATGTAGATGTATGGTTAGATGGTTTTAAATTAGTTAGAACTATAGATTTTGATGACACTACTAGCAATAATTATATAACTTTAACAGAAGTTGTTGCAGCCGATAGTGTTTTAGAAATTATTGCTTATAATACTTTTAATGTAGCAAATACATATACAAAAGCAGAAACAGATGCTGTAATAAGTAGTATTACTACTAGTCCATACTCTCATCAATATGCCCTTACAGGTACAACTACTACTAGTACTGAAACAGAATTATTTGTTAATGGAGTTTCTGGTATAAGAGTAGGGGTTCCATTAAACAAAGGTATTAGTTATACTATTGATATTATAGGTCGTCGTACTGATATTTTAGGAGATCTTGTATATCTTACATTAAAAGGTGCAGCATTAAATAATGCTGGTACTACTACTGACATTGGTAATATTTACGAAGTAATTGTAGCAAGAACCGATGTTAACCTTGTAGCTGACTGTAGAGCAGATAATGCCACAGATAGTATTAAAATCTTTGTAAGTGGAGTAACAGGAAAAGCCTTTAGTTGGAAAGCTGTAGTAACCACAATTGAGTTATAATTATGACTATTCGTAAAATATTAGAAGATGCACCCTTAGGTAGAGTATTTACCAATGTTCAAAAAACTTCTGTGGCTACAGCTGCTAATTTAATTGCAGGAGATAAGCCGCGTAATGCTTATTCTAGTTATAGTCAACCACTACTTGGTACAGTTAGAGTACTAATATATGTAAATTTAAAATATAATAAAACTAATACTGTATTAGCAAATGTTACACCTAATTTGACAACTGAAAGCGGATTAATTACTCAACTAAGTTTTAGTTCATCAACTCCTATGCTTCTACTGCTAGGTTTTTGTGATAAAGCTGGTAAAAATCAAAGACAGGTGTATAATACACAGCCAGTTGGTACTGGAACTATTAATGGAAATGCTGCAACATATACTACTTTTTATAACACCCCGGCATACTTCTATTCACCTGCTACTTATAGTAATTTGACTATTCCTTTTACTAAAGATGAATTACTATGGGTTGCAATAATGAAAACCTATAATACTATTGCTAGGCAAAGTTTTAACCTTACCACAACTTATTACTCAGATCCTATAAAGGTATAATATGCGTACACGAAGTTTTCTTGTGGATAATACTTTAGGTAAATTATTTACCAATACCACCACTAGTAGTCTTGCTACTCCAGCTAATCTTATTGCTGGTACTATTTTAAGTAGTAAAACTGTGGCTGCAGCAGCAGCTACTGTAGCAATAACAACTACAAGACCAGGTAAACCTATAGAAGTAGGTACATTAGGTACTAGTGGTTTATTAATGAGTATTGGTTTAAGTTGTAGTACTTTAGGTACTAGCACCCCAGTTCAAGATACTATTGTTAAAATTAAATACGGTACTACTGGATATGCTACCGCTACGGAATTACTTAACACAGATCCTAGTGTGAATTATGCCTGGGCATTACCACGTTTATCAAGTACTATTACTTACCCTAAAGTTACTGGAACGTATCCAATAGCTTTTAGTTGGTCAAATAGTGAAACTTTTTATATTGATATAACACAAGCTTCAACAGGTGCTAAAGGTTTATCTGTGACTTTTACATACTATTTAGGATAGTACAAATATGAACTTAGAACAAATAAAACAACATTTTGGTGATGCTTTAGTATATGTATTTACTGGCACAGCTGAAGAATTAGCACAAATACAAGTAGATAATAACAGTAGTTATAATTATATCAAAGACGGTGATACGTTTTATTATGTATCAGATTTACCAATAAGTGACCCTAAAGTTACTATTTTTGTTGATAACAGAAAGCAATAATATATGTACGCAAAATTAGTAGTAGGATCAACAGCTTTAAGCGCAGCAAAAGCTATGCGTGATATAGGCCGATTAATAACTTCTGCAACACCATCAACATCATTACTTAGCGGATTTAATGTAGGAAGTTCTATTATTGTAGATAGTACCGCAGCAGGTTGGACGTATGTTGGTAGCACTAACGCATCAGACAGACCCACAATTGCAGCAATTGGATCTAGTGTAGATATTAACACTCCTTATGGCGTTGTAGTTGACGGAAACTATAATTTATGTTTTTCTGCACCAGCAGCAGATACTGGCTATTTAAAATACTGTATTTTAAATGTTGGATGGAGAGGCACTGCATCAACACCTATTTATATGAATTTAACAGGGGCTGAATCAGCAACTTCATTGGGTATTGTAACCAATGAAGGCCCACGAAGATTTTTTAACTCAGCAGATGGTATAGCTGAAATTGCAACTACTGCAACAAGATTTGCTGCCGGCGATATTATACACTTAATAGCTACTGCCCGACATATAACCATAATCAATGAAAATCGTGGTATTAGTGCAGTTTGGGAAACTTCCAATACGGATGTTCATACATTTTATAGCAAAGCACCTTTTATTCAGTACAATCACTGTGATTCTAGTATTTTTACACGTGAAGCTATAATAATACCTGTATTAACAAGTTCTACTAGAACAGCTACTGTTATGACAGCAGTTTTTAATCATGCAAATGTGCTTACTGGTGTTGTATCAGGAACTCGTGATGTTACCCAAGACGGTACTACAAATACTCAATACTTGTGGCAATGTAGTGGTAACTTAAGAAATAATTCAATGACCGCAACAGGTATACCAGTTTATCAAGTTAATCCAGTATTTTTTCAAGATGGATTAGGGGGGTATCCTACACAATATGTGTCGGGTACTGTACCTATTTATTGGACTGCGCCTGGTATTGGTACCACAGGAGATTCAATAACTATAGGACCTAGTAGTTATACTTTCTTTAACTGCGGCACTGGATTCGGTGTAGCTATGCAAACGAGTTAAATATGGCTACAAATACTGGATTAACTACTGCGATTACGGCACTAAGCCCTGTTGCATACTGGAAGTTGAGTGAAACTACAGGAACTACGCTTGCTCAGTCTGGTTCATCTACGGCCGCAGCACTTACCTTAACAGGAACATATAATTTAAACTACAGAGAGCTTATAGTTGGTGATAGTACAAGATTCCTTAGATTAAATGGCGGATATGCAAGCACTGCTAGCCGTGGTAATATAACTTCTTACTTAATAGGTCAAAATACTTTTTCTTGTTTAATTGAACTACTTGCACCAGTAACTAGTGGTTTAACTGCAGATCCTGCTATATTTACCTATCAAGATCTTGGAGATGCTGGTAGTAATGCTAATGCAGCATTAAGTTATATACTTTCAATTATAGACGGTCGACTTTATTACTTTCATGAATATGGAACAGGGAATAATGTAACAGATTTTTTTAACTGTACACTAGGCAATACTTATCCTACATCAACTACGACTTTTAGATCTCACTTAATAATTACGCGATCTGCAA